ATCGTATGTACTACTTCCCTCGATTAAATTCGACTGTTTGCATTAACTTACCTGCAAATGGATTTGTACAAGAAGAGCTTAGTTCTCTCCGTTCTTTTTCTCTTAATGAATTATCAAACGATGATCTCGATCATCTAACTCTTAGATCTGTTGGCCGTGCATCAGTCAAGGCAATCTTCGAACCCTTAAAAGTTCGGTTGATTACCGCTGGTGACATTCTATCAAATGGACTTTGGGGAGGTCTGCAGAAAACGCTTTGGCGTCAACTGCAGAAGTTTCCTCAGTTTCGTTTGACCGGAAAGTCAATAGAGGGCTCAGATGTGACTTGGGTTAACCAAAATTCTTCTTCTCTCTTCAATAAGTGGGTCTCAGGCGATTATTCCGCAGCGACCGACAACATGCACATGGATGTGACGTTGTCGATGATCGGCGAAATTGCTGGAGATCCAGAAACTTATGAAGTCTTGAAAAGAGGTTTAGTAGGTAACTTTGTCACGTATAAGGACATAGAGTTAGAGGGAATCCCTCAATCGTTTATGATGAAAAGAGGCCAACTCATGGGTTGTGTTTTCTCATTTGTTTTACTATGTATTGCGAATATAGCTATGTATCGTTGGGCGTTAGAAAAACGAAATCCTTTAAATGAAACTGTTTGCAGTTTTAAGTTAAGGGATCTCGGTGTTTTAGTTAACGGCGATGACATCTTATTCAAAGCAGATACTCAATTAGTAAACATTTGGGAAAAAACGATAGGTGAAGTTGGCTTCGAGAAATCGGTTGGAAAGAACTACGTTAGTCAGGATTTCTGTGTTATCAATTCTTGTCTCTTCGACGTTCGTTGGATGGACTCGTATGCGCCTCCAGTTGTTGTGGACCCTCCTAAGGTTCCATATTTCAACATGGGTTGGGTTACGGGTATCAGTAAAGGTGGAGGAAGTCTCAAAAAGAATAAAGATCGGGTCGATGTCAATGAAAAAGACATCCGACGCATTCGTGCTCAAGTCGAGAAGACTGAGGAGGAATGGCTATCCGGTTTTTATTCTGTTCGGGACGAAGGCTCCAAACCTAGAGTGAATAAACTCATGACGAGAAGATTGAATAATGTACGCGCTTTCAAAGATCAGATCTACTTCCATAATAAGGAGGAGATTCTAAGAAATCATTTGCCACTAGATCGCTTATTTGGCGGTCTAGGGTTGTCAGAAAGAACTTGTTCTGACGATTATACAAATGGATTTCGAAGATACCTTCTCCGTAATGATAGAAGTGCTTTTGATTCTAGAAAGGTCTGTGAGGCAGAGAGAAATGAGACTAAGGGGTTTCAATACGTAGGCGCGAAAGGATTTTCCGACTTTAGTATTGGAGCCATGGATGTGTGTCCAAGAGCTTTGTGTGCTTGGAAGCTTCCGATGTTAACATCGAAGCGACCCTCATTGGAGGAACTGAATGACAGTTTTAGATCGTCTAGCAAGAATTCGAAGAAGCCGCTCCCGAAACCCGTCCTGAAGAAGGATGGTTCGTGGAAGGAGCCGAGTGCTCTACAAGTAGCTAAGAGGGACCCTGTTTGGGGGCTTCTCGGCGAGATTAAGTCGACGGTTAGAAGTGCTCTTTTGAGCGAACTAAGGGAATGGGATACCCTTAGTCCGATTGAGAGAGTTCTGTACGATGGACTTAGATGGATGAGCAAGGAATTCTTGACAGGTATTGTCATCTGCTGAATAGGCAAAAATAGGTTAGTTGGGGCAAGTTAGTAGGTTTGAAACGTTTAAAACTAGTCTTTTCTCCGGAGAAGATCAAGATAGATAAATGAATACGTTTCTTTCTTACCACAACTGCAACTCCAAGACAAGGTTCTCATTAAAGATGAATCGGCGTATGTGTGAAATTATCACATCCAGCCCCTTGAATTCGTGCAGGGTTTTTGTTCAGCGCTATTATGTTTTTAACCAATGGATAGGTTACAAAGCGTTTAGGTGGTGTTAACCACGATAGCAACGAGCGAATAATTCGATGAATCTTTTATGATGAATCTTCGCCTTCGGAGAGCCAGGTTGTGTCTGTCCTTCAACAGTCC